TATATGGAGTATCTCATCTGCACTGACGGCATGTGTCTGGCGCCGCAGTCGGTGGACTTTGACTATCGCAGTGCTGCCCATATCAAGGAGAATCCTAACTACGCAGCCGAGCTTGAGGAGAAGATGAAGAGCCTTTATGAGTTCTTTGACCCGTCAACGGACCCTCTGTGGAAGCCTGTCACGCCTGAAGCGGATGCATGGACGCATTTGATGAAGCATGGGCTGAGTATGCGAGAGAAAGAAGTTGAGAAAAAGCTGGTGCTGGCGGTCAAGTCCAGAGGCGGCATCTGCCCGAAGTGGGTGTCGCCGGGATTTGACGGAATGCCTGATCGGATCGTGCTTCTTCCGGGAAGACATTTTGGACTTGTGGAGGTCAAGGCTCCGGGCGAACGTCCAAGGCCTCTGCAGGTTTCACGGCATCGGCTTCTGATGAGATTAGGATTCCGGGTTTATGTACTTGATGATCCGGAGCAGATTGGAGGAATACTGGATGAAATACAATCCACATGATTATCAGATATATGCGATCAACTTCATAAAGGAACATCCCATAGCGGCAATCTTGTTGGACATGGGTATGGGCAAGACCAGCATTGTACTGGCGGCGCTTAATGAGTTGATGTTTGACAGCTTTGAGGTGACAAAGGTGCTGATTATCGCACCACTTCGAGTGGCGAAGCATACCTGGTCAGCGGAAATACAGAAATGGGATCAGCTGCGTGGGCTTCGGTACTCCATAGCAGTTGGCACTGCAGCAGAGAGGATGAAAGCGCTTCAGGCGGATGCGGACATTTACATTATCAACAGAGAGAATGTTCCCTGGCTGATCGAGAAGAGCGGGCTGCCGTTTGACTACGATATGGTGGTGATCGATGAGCTGTCATCCTTTAAGAACTGGCAGGCGAAGAGGTTCAAGGCATTGATGCAGGTAAGACCAAAGGTGAAAAGAATTGTCGGTTTGACCGGAACACCTTCCAGCAACGGACTCATGGATCTCTTTGCAGAATATAAGGTTCTGGATAAGGGAGAGAGACTGGGAAGGTTCATCAGCCAGTACAGGGCTGAATACTTTGTGCCGGATCAGACGAACGGTCCGATTGTTTACAGTTACAGGCTCCGGAAGGGTGCCGATAAGAGGATTTATGACAGGATCTCCGATATCACGATTTCCATGAAGGGAACCGATCACCTGAAGATGCCGGAACTGATCAACTCTGAATATCCGGTATATCTGGATGCGGATGAGCGTGAGAAGTATGAGGCGATGGCCAGTGACCTGGTGATCAATCTTCCGGGCGGTGAAGTGACAGCTGCAAATGCTGCAACTCTTTCTGGGAAACTGACACAGATGGCCAACGGTGCTGTCTATTCCGATGCCGGCGGTATCGAGTTCATTCACGATAAGAAGCTGGATGCTTTGGAGGATATCATCGAGGCGGCAAACGGAAAGAGCATTCTTGTTGCGTACTGGTTCAAGCATGACCTGACAAGAATTGTTGAGAGGCTTGATGCCCTGGGTGTTGTTTACGGAAAGCTTGATTCAGATCAGAGCATTGAGGATTGGAATGCAGGAAGACTGGAAGTAGGGCTTATTCATCCGGCTTCTGCAGGACATGGTTTGAATCTTCAGAGCGGCGGCAATACGTTGGTGTGGTTCGGTATGATCTGGAGTCTGGAACTGTATCAGCAGACGATAGCTAGACTTTGGAGACAGGGACAGGAATCCGGAACGGTCGTGGTGCAGCATATTATTACGGCAGACACAATTGATGAGAGGATATTGAAGGCGCTGTCGCATAAAGGCGATACACAGTCCAGACTGATTGATGCCGTAAAAGCTGAGGTGAGTGCCTATGGCAGGAAGTAAGAATCTGGCTGAAGATCCATATGAACGATTGGCGAATGCCATTGTCCTGCAGGCGGTGGCCGATTACAGGGTGGCGCTGAAGAAGATCAAGGCTCATCCGAAAAATAGAGAGGCAATCAGCGAAGCCTTGGAGATTGAGAAGTTCTTCCGTTCCGGCTGGTACAGTCAGCTGACAGACGTGGACGGGGAGTATCTGATCCGGAGGCTTCAGGACGAAATAAGACAATCAGAGTCAATCCGAGGGAAGAAAAATAAATCCAATCGGAGGTAGCTTATGAATAAGCATCAGACAGCAGCGAAGAAATACTTATCACAGGCCTTTGGGCTGAACCAGAGGATAGAGAGCAAGCTGGGGCAGATAGAGGAACTTCATGATCTGGCAACGAAAGCGACGGTGACGTATTCGGATATGCCGAAGAATCCGAACAGAGGTCATTCCAGAATGGAGGATTGTATCTGTAAGATCATCGACTTGGAATCCGAAATCAACCAGGACATGATCCAACTGGTGGAGCTTAAGAAGGATATCATCGGCAGGATTAAAGCCGTGGAGAGTACGGAGCTACAGACAGTATTGGAACTGAGATATCTGTCCTATATGCGCTGGGAGGAAATTGCTATCGAGCTTGGTTATGGTATCGACAATGTTTTCCGCCTTCACAGGAATGCGCTGGATGAAATAAAGATTCCGGAAACAATACAGTAAAATCAAGTTCGATACAGTAAGCCTATGTGATATTGTTAAAATGGCAAAAGGCTAAGATGAAGGAGCCGTTACGGACACAGAATCCGTGGCGGCTTTTTCTGTGGGAAAGAAGGTGGACAGATGCCAAGCAAACCAAAGAAGCCTTGTGCTTATCCGGGCTGTCCGAACCTTACAGATGGTCGTTACTGTCCGGAGCATCAGCAGAAGGTCAACAGTAATTATGAGAAGTACGGCAGAGATAAGTCTACGAAGAAGAGATACGGTCGTGCATGGAAGAGGATCCGTGACAAGTATGCTGCGGAGCATCCCTTCTGTGAGCTTTGTTTTGAACGTGGAATTATCGTGCCTACTGAAGAGATACACCATAAGAAGCCGTTGAGTGAAGGTGGCACGCATGATCGTAGCAATCTGATCGCGCTGTGCAAGTCGTGTCACTCAACCATACACGCGAAGAGAGGGGACTATTGGGGGAACCATCGCGGGTAGGGGCGGGTGAAATCTCTACAGGTAAGGCTCCCAGGGAACGGCGCGGGGGTCACGCGTGCAAAATCGCGAAATGAAAAGTGAAATTTGGAAGGAAGGAGGGCGATGCTCTATGGCTGGTAGAAAGCCGAAGCCTACAGCGGTAAAAAAGCTGGAAGGCAATCCGGGAAAGAGAAAACTGAACACAAAAGAACCGAATCCGGGTAAGGGAATGCCCGACTGCCCTGCATGGTTATTGCCGGAAGCGAAGACAGAATGGATCCGTTTATCGGAGAAACTGAATCAGATGGGAGTGCTAACGGAGATAGATCGGTCTGCATTTGCAGCCTATTGTCAGTCCTATGCCAGATGGAAAGAGGCTCAGGAGCATATCAATTCCGAGGGTGCTACCTATGAAACGGAGAATGGAATGCAGAGACCGAATCCGTGGGTTGCTATCTGTAATACGGAACAGCGACTCATGATGCAGGCGGCATCCGAGTTCGGACTTACTCCGTCTGCCAGATCGAGAATCATGGCAGCATCCGGTGTCGGCAAAGACGAAGAAGATGAGATGGAGGCATTACTTGGGGGTGAGGCTTAATGGCGGAGAGAAGACCTGCGGGTTATCCGAAGCTGAAGAATTATAAGCCGTCGAGATTTATGCTTCCGACATCTCATTATGATAAAGCGAAGGCTGACAGGGCTGTGAAGTTCATCGAGAACCTATGCCACACTAAAGGCAAATGGGCAGGCAAGAGGTTCTGGCTGCTTCCCTGGCAGGAGCAGCTGATCCGTGACATCTTCGGGATCGTCAAACCTGACGGGTACCGGCAGTTCCGGACAGCCTTTGTGGAAATATGTAAAAAGGTAGGTAAGAGCGAATTGGCAGCAGCCGTCGCTCTTTATCTTTTATATGCAGATAATGAACCATCTGCTGAAGTCTATGGTGCTGCAGCTGACAGACAGCAGGCCAGTATCGTTTTCGATGTAGCAAGACAGATGGTTGAGATGTCGCCGGCGCTTTTGAAGCGGTCGAAGCTGATGACGGCAACAAAGAGAATAGTAAACTACGGAAATTCAGGATATTACCAGGTGCTCAGTGCAGAGGTCGGGGGTAAGCATGGATTTTCAGTCAGTGGATTGGTGTTTGATGAGATTCATACGCAGCCGAACAGGCAGCTGTATGACGTTCTGACAAAGGGATCATCGGATGCCAGACAGAATCCGCTGCATTTCATTATCACCACGGCAGGTACCGACAGACATTCCATTGCGTATGAGCTTCATACGAAGGCGGTGGATATTCTGGAAGGCCGGCGTGTGGATCCGACTTTCTATCCGGTGGTCTACGGACTGAAGGATGATGAGGACTGGGAGGATGAAGCAAATTGGTACAAGGTCAATCCTTCGCTGGGATACACCGTGGATATCGAACGTTTGCGTGATGCCTACCGGGAAGCAAAACAGAATCCGGCGGATGAAGTGACATTCAAATGGCTGAGGCTGAACATGTGGGTTTCAAGTACGGTTGCATGGATACCGGATGCGATATTCATGAAGGGTAATGAGGAAATCGACCTGGCTTCGCTGGAAGGCAGGAACTGTTACGGTGGCCTGGACTTATCCAGCACTGGGGATATCACAGCTCTGGTTCTGATGTTTCCTCCGAGAGATGAGGATGAGAAGTATATCCTGCTTCCATTCTTCTGGGTACCTGAAGAAACGATACCGCAGAGAGTGAAGGCAGCTTCCGTTCCTTATGATATCTGGGAGAGGCAGGGTTATCTGTTATCGACCGATGGCAACGTGATCCACTATGACTTCATTGAGAAGTTCATCAATGATCTGGCGGAAAAATACCACATCGTCGAGATCGCAGTGGACAGATGGAACGCCACACAGATGATCCAGAACCTGGAAGGTGACGGATTCACGATGGTTCCGTTCGGTCAGGGCTTTGCTTCAATGTCCGGACCAACGAAGGATTTTTATCGCCTGCTCATGGAAGGACAGATCATTCACGGAGGGCATCCAGTTCTCAGGTGGATGGCCGGCAACGTGGTAGTCGATACGGATCCTGCCGGAAACATCAAGGTGACGAAGGCAAAATCGAAAGAAAAGATCGACGGCATTGTGGCTGCAATCATGGCACTTGACCGGTGCATCCGAAATCAGACGGAGCCACAGGGGAGTGTTTATGATGAGCGCGGCCTGTTGGTCTTTTGAGGATAAAGCAATGTTGATTATATCAGTGATCGGCTTCCTTGTGATCAGGGAAGCCTTGAATCAGGCATATGAAGGAGGGACTGGGTATGGGAATACTGAGCGGTTTATTTCGGAGCAGGGATAAGCCCACAGACAGGACGGCAGGAAGCAGTTACAGCTTCTTTCTTGGCGGAACTGCAAGCGGCAAGTACGTGACTGAGAGATCTGCGATGCAGATGACGGCGGTGTACTGCTGCGTGAGGATCCTGTCGGAGGCAGTGGCGAGCCTGCCATTACAATTTTACAGATATACAGATGATGGCGGTAAGGAGAAAGCGGTGGAACATCCGCTTTATTTTTTGCTCCATGATGAGCCGAATCCGGAGATGACTTCCTTTATCTTCAGGGAGACTCTGATGACGCATTTGCTCCTTTGGGGCAACGCCTACAGTCAGATCATCCGCAATGGCAAGGGTGAAGTTGTTGCGCTGTATCCGCTGATGCCGGATCGGATGAAGGTGGACCGCGATGAGCATGGACGTCTTTATTACGAATATACCGTTTACGATTCGGACGATGTGGACGGAAGAAAAGGCACTAATAAGGTAGGAAGAACCGTAAGGCTTCAGCCTCATGATGTGCTGCACATTCCGGGATTAGGGTTCGATGGTCTGGTTGGCTATAGTCCGATTGCTATGGCCA